GGCTTGGATGAAGCTCATCGCAAGGCCAGAGACCATCACCTCAATCGGCATGCGAGAATGGGCCCACATCGGTCAATCGCTGTGACCGTTGGTATTACCCGCCCAGCCGAACGGATTGAACTGCTGTTCGCTGTCGCTGCCGACCAGGTATGACGTCCCCGGGAAGTTTAACGCCAACAAGTTGCCAACGAAACCGTTCACGGGGTCTTCGGTGCCGAGGATAATCGGGCCAGCGGGAGCGGCTTTTGCCGGCGCCATGCCGAACATCAAGGCGGCAGCACTCGCGGCGGCCGCTAACGTAGTCAGTTTCCTACCCACTAGGTCACTCCCCTGTTAGAGCGAAATTGGCCCCCGAGACCACCTGAGGACCGTTTACGCGAGGCAATGTGCCGCGTAAACGCAATCTGCCGCGTGTTGACAGTGGTGTCAAGAGAATTGTTAACTTCCCGTAATTAAACAGCAAGGTTTCTGCAAGTCACGGCGCTACTAAGGGTTTGGGGCCCATCGGCGCGCAGTCCTTGGACCTGAAGGATCACGACGAGCTTCGTCGCGACCCGGTGACGGCAGTGCTGGTTCATTCGCGATGCGGCCAAGCGCGGCCAAGTGACGACGGAGATAAGTGCGATTTGCGTAAACGACGACTTCGTCGCGCAGCCTGTCTTTGCGCGCGGGGTCGATCAGGGGCCGCCCACCGGTTATGGCGAGGCTGCAGCGGCAACAATCCTCGCTGCAACCGTGCGAGGGGAATGGCGGCTACGGGGGATAGCTGCCCACCTTAGCGCCGATGATGGGCGGATTCGTCATCGCGCTCTCCATGCCTTCGATCTGCAGGTTGGCCCGCAGAAGCGGGTGACCGGTCGCCTTTGCAGCGAAACTTGCACGTCTCGCCTAGAGATCGGCGCCCGCTACGGCATCAGTAAGATGCGGGTCTCTCAAATCCTGATCCGCTACGGTGTACAGCGACGGGGGCTACGGAAGGGGGCGAACGGGGGTGGCCCTAACGCCTCGTGCTGACGCGAGCGTAGCAGATCGACGACTGTGCGGGCGTCGGAACGTTGCGCGCCGCGACAGCGCATGGTGCGTGGCGATCAATCGGGGCAGGCTTCTCTCGCTGTGCTTGCCAGCGCCTTCGCCAGTCCAGTCCGTCTGCCAAATATGCGAGCCACGCCTTGTTTCTCGGCAAGTGGGTCCCCGGATTCGATCAGCCAATCTTCGCTGGAGCCATCCTGACCCCGCCCAGACCCCGCTGGTCATTGGGCGCAGCCGGAGTCCCCGGCTTAATAGCTAGTCTAGATACGCAGTTGAGATCCGAACGCCTCGATGGAATGGCCAAACCGCCGCCAATCGCTAGGTCACAAGCGTCCAAATTCGGTGCTTTAACTCGCCCGACGTAACGCGCGGGATCCTGTGCGAGAGGAGTTTGGTGGATATGGATCCACCGCGCCGACTTAGCCGCGACTGGATACCAATAGCGGAGCTCCCTTGCGGATAGCTCGTAGAATTTTGGGTCATGGACAGTCGCTCTGGCGACAATGTGGGTCTGTCGGCTACTCGAGCTGCGTGTGCGACTTTCGCCAGAGCTCGAGGGCAATTGGTACCGGGTCAATGCTGACCGCGGCCCACCATGAGGCTTCATCGCCGTAGTCGTGCAGTTCGCGGTGATGGAGCCTGCAGACTGGGACCGTGTATTCGTCGCTGACCTTTCGGCCGAGCGCACGTGGTTGGGCGAAGCGGATGTGGTGCGCTTCGGAGGGCGTCCTGCCGCACACGATGCACGGCTGAGAGGCGACGAACTTGCAGTGCTCCTTGTCGCGCAGGCGAATTGTCTTCGCCGCGACCCGACGACGGCGGGCGGTCGGGGTTGAAGGCAAGATGATCTGAGCCGTGGCGGGGTCGTCCATCGGGGCAAGGAAGGGGTTCTCGACCGCAGCAGCGGGCCCTTCTTTCAGCAAAGACTGCGGTTCTTCCTCACGAGCGACAGCCAACTCGATCGTTGCGAGCCTGTCGCGGAAGGCTGCCTCGACTGCGTCTGCGTCCGTCACAACCAGCGTGTTTTTGGCCGCAAGGTTCTTGTGGACCCAGTCCGCAGCCTCATCGGAAGATTGAAGATGACCGATGTCGCCGAGCAGCTGCTCCCGCAGCGCCTCTGATAGTTCCGGCCCCAGAACGTTCGGAGCAGGACGGACGAACTTCTCCGCTCGCCGCGGAGCCAACGTCGCGGGCGGTCCCAGGTCTGCCTCCGCCGCGGTCGGTTGCGATCGCGCGGCTATGCTGCTTTCGTCAGCCGCGCCGCGGGCGGGTTTCGCCCCCTCGACAAGATCCGGCGCGTCGAGAGCGTCCTCGCCCGCGATGCCCACAAGGGTGAACAAGGCATAGCGACGCGCATAGGTGAGAGCCGCTCCCATTCGACGCGGCGCGGCAGTTTCGCTGATCGCACAGACCGGCCATTCCGACGACACCCATTCTCCCGATGCATGGGCGAGCGTCGTGGTGAGGCGAATGAGGCCCGCCTCCTTGTCGATCGCTGTCGACTGAACAGTCGCGATCTCATGCGCTCCGAGCGCCTTGCGAACGATGTCTAAGCCACTCGACAGCGCCGCATAGCGGAATGTCTGATCTTGATCTCTCGGGTTCGAGGCTCGAATGGTGGCGATGAGAGCCTTTTCCGGGTTCGTTAGCTTCGCCTGCGCTCTGGCGAGCGCTGCCGCGATTGCGCCTATGGTTTCGCTGGACCGATGCATGGTCACTCCCCTCAGGCAATAAGATCAAAGCTGACCGCGCCCGACTTCGACCGCTTGGCCCGGACGCCATGACCTGAGGCTTCTTTCGCGTCCTCCGGAATCAGGCCCTTGAGCTCGGACTTGGCTCGCTCATGGTCGAGGAAGGCCGCGCGAGTTGCGCAGAAGAGGCCGGCAAACTCCGCCCAGGAGTTGGATTCGCTCATATCGACGATCCGAATCGCTTCGATCCTTGGTCTTGGCGGTTCGATCCCATAAGGTCTCGGCGTCTCGCCGGTTTGGACGCAGCGCCAAAAACGGCGTTCGGCGGTGACGAGGAAGTGTTGATAGAGCGCATCCGCCGGGATGGTCATTTCGACCCACTTGCCACCGCCCGTGATGATCGAGAGCGCGGCCGAGCGGGCGTTAGTCACCCACATGTTGTGCTGGAGCTGGGCCATATGTTTTTGAGCCGCAGCCTCCTCCGAGAATGACCAGGGCAACATGAATTTGGCCTCGAACACCGCGTCGAGGTCGTTGACGAAGCCGTCTAGCGTGGCGGCCAAAAAGCGACGCACTGGGTGCTGAACCCAGCGCTGGACGTCGCTAATGACGCGTCCGGTGTTCCGCTCATACCATGACCGGTTCAGCGCCTCGGTGGCGACGCCAAGCTGGACAATGAGATTGTCGGACAGGTCCTCTGGCTCGGCCTCGCCGCGCTTTTCCTTCCAAAGCCGGATCAGCGCCGCCTCGTCGGGGCTCATGATGATCCGTGCATCTGAGCCGCCGAGGAAATGGTGGCGCGCACGGCTATTTTCTTGTGATTTCATTGAATTCATATCTTCCTTCACCCGCAGAGACGAGGTTTCTTTCTATCCGGCGAGCGTATGATCTGAAAGATATCACACGATTAAAAAAATGTCAACAGGGGCCGCGCCATTGACGAGCGCACAAATCCGTGCAGCTCGAGCTTTGCTCCGATGGAGCGCGGAGGAACTCGCTCAAGCGTCGGCTCTAGGAGTAGCAACGATTCGACGTGCTGAATTGACCGAACACAAGACCTCCTTGACGGCAGCAAATGATTTAGCGGTCCGGCACGCCTTGGAGTCTGCTGGCGTTGTATTTATTGACAAGAACGGCGGTGGCGTTGGGGTCCGTTTGCGCGAACCTGATTTGCGCAGGTCTGGCTAAAAGCCCTCGCTATTCCCGAGTGCCAGCGCGATGCCGTAGCAGAAGGCGTCGAGAAGGTCGTCTTCCCGGTCGCTGCCTCGGTCGCCGACGCGGAAGCTCTCGACTTGGTCAAGCAGGTGATTTCGGGGGTGGCGCTTGTAGATGACTGTCTTTTCGAAGGCTCGGGCCGTGTACTTGACCCATCCTCGATGCACATAACCTGACACCGAAATCGCCCGCTCGTCCTTGCCCATCGCGGTGAGCTTTGAATCAATCGCGCGCGCGGGCATTTGCCGCCGCTGTGCTTGCTGCAGGAGGATTGTTCCCGTGTTCTTGTCCTCTATGAAGCCGCCGAGCGAACCTCTACGTGCATGGCAGAGCCGCGCCAGCTCTTCGAGCGTCTCAAACACCGTCGGCAGCCAGGTTTCTAGCATCGCTCCTTCGATCTGAATGATATCCCAGTCCAAAATCAAAAGCGGGATATTGCCAAATTG